GTCCTTACCGAGGGCCATGTTGCGAAGTTACAACATACCCCCCTGGCGACTTGCCTAAAATTTAATCTGATTAAATTTTAAGCGCCTATTTTTTAATCAGTTTGGAACTTTATACCACGAAATCAAACTATCGAGACAGATTCCACTTTTGCCAGAGCGAGCGATTGTAAGAACTCACCCTAATCTGATCCGAAATCGGTTGGATCTCGCATTCCAACATGGGGAGGCGGCGGTGGAGGCACGTACAGGCTATCTCGAACTCGCTGGAACTCTTCCTCTTGCTTTCGTACTGCCTTGAAAGCAGAGGCTCGGCCCATTAGCCAGCCACCTAGCCATAGAAGGATGGCGCCAATGACAAGAAGGAGATCGTTCATTGCTTGCTCTCCTTAGCCTGACTTGGATTGCATAGTGCAATCACACCCTTTGCTGTGAACGGATGAGGGAATGGACGACCATCATCGTAGTAGTACTCACCGTCAGCGCCCATATAAAAGCCACTCGGCTCCTGCTTATCTTGGCTCTTGTCGGTCATAACTTTGCCTTCTGCTTCTGCTCATCGGTGAGCATGGCCCATTGGATCAGGTGCCGTCGGAGGATGAAGTCAGAGTCGCTTGCGAATTGGCGCTGAGCCGGCGAGCACTCTTCATCATTCACCCACACAGCATCCATGTTCGTTGGCTCTGGTTCCTCTGGCGTGTCAAGGTGGACTACCTGGCGAGCGCCGGCGCCTTCCGTTGGTGGGGCCTGTTCAGCATCGCCGCCCATAGCCATGAAGCGAGCAAAGGAGCCATAGCGGCTCTTCTCGGCAGGACTGAGCGCGTTGTAAGCCTGGCGCATTTCTTCGGGCGCAGGGTATGGAACTGCAGACAGATCGATCTCTGGCTCGGCTACGGACTCCTCACGCATCACCTTCATGCGCTGAGTGATGCCCTCGATATCATCGATCGACAGTGGGATCTCAAAGACCATCACCAGCTCACCGCTATCAGTGAAGCATTCCTTCTTGCGAATGCTGGTATCGGCTAAGCCGAAGTAGGATGCGGCCGCATCGAGGAAAGCGGCGCTCATTGATGTGCCCCATTATGTATTTCGCTTTCCAGATCCCATAACACGACCAGTTCTTCGTGACTCATCGTCTGGAAGACTTCCGTGCTCTCAAGCTCCCACATATGCTTTACATCTTCTTTTTGAACAGCTGTCATGTACTTCTTCAGCAGTTCTTTATAATCCACTGCTTCATCAAGCATTTCGAGCTTCTTCATATGGGAGCGATGCTCAAGATCGTCGTATTCCATTTTGATTTCCTTGGGAGGGATAAGAGACTTCAGGTTATCACGTACTGTTCTATGGGGCAATCACTGCAACACGGGCAGGGGCGCCCGACACATTTACCATTGCCGCCAGTAGAAGCTCTAGGCCAAGCACCGTTGCACTAGAACGCTGCACCAGACGAATGCTAAAGCCGGTGGTGCTTGCAGATACCTTGATCCATACTTGATTGCCGGCCAGCGGTGGCTCTGGTTGAATCGTAGGTATAGCGGCGAATGGCGTGGCGAATGTCACCGTGTACAGGCCGTTTGCATCGGTAGTTCCGATATAGGTCTCAATACGTTTAACTGCGGTTGCGTCAGCCTTGGATGCGAGTGCGGCAGACAGCGCGGCATTGGTAACTACATCTGGCTTGCCAGTGAGGCTAGCCCACGTGCCATCGAACAGAGTAGGCTTTCCCGTAAGATCTGCATATGCGCCACTGAAGAAAGTGGGCTTACCGCTTACTTGCGCCCAAGTAGAGGGATAAGCAGAGGGCTTGTCTGCAAGGTCGTTGAAAGATCCCGAGAACAGGCTAGGCTTGTTAATCAGGTCCGAATAGCTGCCACTGAAAAGCGCCGGCTTGTTTGCGACCTGCGCCCACGTAGTCGCATAGGTTGCAGGCTTGTTCGTCAGCGAGTCCCATGTGCCATCAAATAATGCCGGCTTACCACTGAGCGATTGCCAAGTGCCGTCAAATAGCGATGGCTTGTTCGTAAGATCGGCGTAGCTACCCGAAAAGAAGCTCGGTTTATTTGCTACCTGGCTCCAAGTCGTCGGGAAATTCGATGGCTTGCCCGTTATCGAATCCCACTTCCCGTCAAAAAGCACCGGCAGGCCGCTTAAATCGGCGTATGAGCCAGTAAACTGCGGGGGCGCATTCTTCAGGTCTGCATAATCGCCCGATGCTGCCACGGCGCTCATAGAAGGCTTGCCAGTAAGCGAACTGTACTTGCCGTCGAATAGCACCGGCACATCAGTCAAATCTCCGTACGAACCACTAAATAAACTAGGCTTGTCAGTGATTTGCTGCCACGTGGTTGGGAACGTCGCAGGCTTGCCCATCACCTTATCCCAGGTAGTTTCACCTGGTGACATCGTGTTTGTCTCGGTCAGTGTCAGCGCCTTATCTGGCGTCACAACGGCAACGGTCTTACCGGCATTGTTCTTGTTGTAGATCGGCAGGCGGTTCCAAATACGCTTAAAATTCGACAGTGCTTCGGGAGTCATGGAGCCTCCAGCGAGCTAACGAGGAACCACGCCGATTCCGCTTGCAGAAGGCCGTTTTCCCACGTCGAGGTTTGGCGCACGAATCGCCCCGACTTATCAGGACCGAAAGTGGCCGAAATCATATTGCCGTCTGCATCGTACTTGTAGCGCGATGGCATCGAGTTCGTGTCAAAGGTGTATTCCCCGCTTTGATCCGTCACAAGGCCCGAACCTGAAGCCGGCGCGAAACGGTCGGCATAACTGCCATCAGCAAGCTTGACCATAGCACGCGTCTTGCCTTGGCCTATGCCAAATAGAATTTTGTCGGGATTGTCGTCTGCCATGGCTTGTCCTCAAGGGGTTGCGATTGAGGGAGGGATACTCCATTGTAAGGCAGTCAACGATATTTCGGAACAGCTTCCGGCGAATCGTGCTATATTCTCGCCATCCTTTCTTCACATCTCCCTGTGATGTAATTAGACCCTCTCCGCGAGGGTCTTTTTTTTTCCTATAGCCTACGCACCGCCAATGCCTTCGTTTTTCATGGCTATCTCCTTATCGTTTCTTTTGTCACCTGCCTATGGGCGGCGGGCAGGCGCCAGATTGGCTTTTATTGGCCGTTTACTGGATAACGCCGTTGCGACCTGATGTCGCGCATTACTCTATTCGATGGGCCAGCCATCCGGCCCGATCTGCGGCTTCGGAGCGTGCTTCTTCTTGCCCTGCTCCTCTTCAGTCTTCACGGCATGGCATGGATCGCAGATGCACTGGCAGTTCGCCTCTGACTCGGTGCGCTCCTTGCTCCAACCTAACTGCTTTGCGCGTGCGCGGCTAGTGATGTGGTCGACCGCCTGGAAGCGAGTCACGCGGCCTTGCTTTAGGCAGGGCTGGCACAGGCCTTTGTCGCGCTCGATGACCTTCTTGCGCAGCTTCTCCCAGGCGGCTCCGTAGCCGCGCTCTTGGCGTGTTTTAGGTCCCCAGGGCATTTAGCATAATCCGTGAGATCGTTTCGACCATCAAAACCGCTACGGCCAATGCCACCGCAACCATGCAGCCGATGAGCAAAATCACAACGACTCGCATTACGCCACCTTCTCTTCGTTCGACCGAATAGCCAAGTAAAGCGCCACGACCCACAGAATCATGGTCCAGCCGCCAAAAAGATTGATGACGAACACGCCACCACGACGCCCCTTGCGCGCAATCCAAGTTGGCGCAAAGTAAGCGATGAAAATAAGTGCTGCGTAGATAAATGGTTCCATTCTTCTCTCCCTGTCGGTTATTTCTTCTTGCCAGTGACCACGAGGATCACCAGCACTATGGTTACGATAACAATCCCTGCTTCAATCACGCTGACGGTCCTTTCGCAGACCCAATGCAAGCCGTGCTTCTTCGCTGGTGAACTTGTGCGCCTTGCCCAAAGCATGCGTAGCCTTTCCGCCACGCGACGCAATATCTTTCCGCATCTCTGGTGATGCAGCCTTGAAGAACGGAACCTTGCCGTTTGCGTGCGCTGCCTTGCCGCCCATCGACGCTATCTCTTTGCGACGCTCTGGTGAGAGCGCAGCCATACCGCGAGGCTTCTTTACTGGTTCATTCATCCATGCTCCTGTGCGTGTTTCGATGTACTCCACAATAACAATAACACGCACAGGATGCAAGCACTATTGCTCGCTATTTCGCGCCTCACTCACTTTCCGCACACGCGCCCTTCGATCCTTCCCGCGCCTGCGGTCTTCTTGCGCGCCTCTGCTAATCATGCGGCCAGTCAGCCAGCCTAAAAGCAAAGATGCTGCAAGCCATGCTAGTGCGTAGTCTGTCCAGGTATCGAAGTGCATGTGCGGTCTCCGGGGCGTTATGAGGTAGCGAACATCGGGTTCAATGCAGTAACCCAGTATCCCGCCGCATTCTTGTCCATCTTCTTGGCGCGCATTTCCTGCTCAGTCATACACCGCCTATCAACGCCAAAATCGCCATGCCGATGCTTTTCAAACGCAGCGCTGCTGTTGAACAACTCGTTGCAACCTGTGCATTGATTTCGGTCGCCTGAAACTTTAGCTTTTTCGCGCTTCATTCTCTTCTCCTAGTTATTGTGAGAGCTGCTTGATAGTGTCCCGCACATCTTGCATGCCAACTAGCGTCACGCCAGCCCCACGCCGATATACAAGCTTTGCCTTCTCTGGATCGCCATACAGCACGGCTGGCAGAATTGGGCGACCGTTTGCGCTGTTGTGCGCGTTAGCCTGCCCTGTAAGCCGTGCTGGATATTCGGTCACTGCTCCGCGCTGTGCATAGGCGCGGTAACGCTGCTGGAACTCCTTTGCAACGAACGGCCACTCCTTGTCATCCTTGCTACCTACAAGGATCCAGCCGCCCATATCAGCTAACACGCGATGAATCGTGGCGTCATCAAAGATCACATCGTCCCAAGTCCCACGGACACGAACGGCTTGATCTACCTTACTCCACGCGATCTGTGAGCGGTCATCCGTACCGCCGTCGATCATCTTGATAATGTCGCTGTTGCGCGGCATCCAGCGGCCTGCTTCATCCGGCAACTGAGTGTGAGCCCAGCACGCTTTTTCGATTGCCTCATAGCTGTACTGGCGCAGGCCAGCCCAATAGATCGACAGCATCGAGCGCGACAGTTCGGACTTGTAGTAATCGGCCATGTGCGTGAGCAGGGTAGCGAAACGCTTTTTCTGCTCTAGCGTGTCGTCCATCGGTTCATCGCCAATCCACTGCTTTGCGTTCTCTGCGGTTGCATTGCCGTGCTTTCCAAGCTGCGGCAGGCCGGGAGCAGCCGATACGCGCTTGCCGTCTTCTTTCGGCACGTAAAGGTCGGTGTATCCATTCACCGTTGAGTTGTCGAGGATTGCCCCTACGTCATGACCAGCATCGCGAAACTTTTCCAGATCCTTGATACGCAGTTCCATGGCGCGCAATGTCATCTTCGTCTTTGGCGACCTTGCGCGCATCTCTACGTAGCCAGCCCAGGCTTCAGCGGGAATCCAATCCGGCAACGAGAACGCTATCATGGTTGCACTCCTGCTGCCGAGCCAATGAACTGCACACGATACTTCCCGTGCTTATCTTGATGCTCCTGCGCACAGTATCTACGCATTGCCCCCTCGTGCATTTCTCCTGGCAGCATGTCAATCGCAGTACCCATCACCCCACCTTTCCACGAGCCTTTTTCAGTGCCAACTTCGGCACTAAAACTAATATCGAGACGCCGACGAATCTTCGACTTGCGGAACATGCTAAGCCATTTGAACCATCCCTCACCGAACCGCCATTCTCGCTCATCAATGCGAGTCGTGGCGATAACATCAGCGCCATCGTAGTCGCGAATAATGAAAGAAGCCGCTGGACATGCCTTAGACGCTTTGTACTGATCGGTGAAAGCGGTCATACCCCGAATGTCGTTGCGCTGCCTCTTCTCCCAAAACAAATTGCCATCCAGATCATAAAGGCTGTAACGAACATGCCGCCACTGCGTCCAGGGCAGATGCTTGCACCACATTTTTCTAGTTTTACTGGAATCTGTCTGAATACCATGAAAAATCTGAAGAAAACCTTCGCCGTACTGAAAACCGTACTCCTTGCCAATCTCCTTCCAGTAACCACCTTCAGGCTTCGACCAAGCATACATAGAAGTATCATTCCATTCGCGCCCCGGCTTGAGCACTCCCGGCGCCTCCATTATCAGGGTCCACTTGTACAGATAGAATCGAACATGGCACTTATCACCATCCTCGCCCGAATCCAGAATGACGCCAATCATTCGGGTCGAACTGTCGTCACGCGAGCTAAAGGTGAACGGCCCAAAGTGTTGATCGTTACTGCTCCAGCGCCTTTTTGTAGTTTTGAACCACGAGGAATTGAACATTTTTCTTCTCCGTTCTTCTGTTTGATTTGAGCATAAGACTAGCCAAGGGTTTGACCTACCCTCCAGCCACCCTAGATCAAGATTCCGACCTAGAACTACTGCTGCTATAAGCTACCGATTCAATTTCCAGAGCGCCCTTACGTGGGCTAACCGCCATTCGTCAAACTGTTGCTCTGTTCCTGGGATACCTCGGTAAAGTTCCACGCGCCGGCTAGTCAATAAGCGCAGACCATCAACTCCAAGCGGGTAGTCTTACTTCCCCTCTGCTATCGGGTGGAGTCCGGTCAATGTGGAAACTTGAGTCTGAAAACAAAAAAGCCGCTGAGGTTTTCTGCATTCGGACTTGTGGAGGCAAGTAGGGCTTAACCCCTGAATGCAGAAACCTAAGCGGCTTCTAAACTCGTCAACGCCTCCACATCGACAAAAGTAATTGTAGAGATTACGGAACAATAGATCAAGCGAATTCACACATTTTTTCGATGGATTGGAACTTTTTCTGCTGAGCGAAAAAAAGCCCGCGAGAGGCGGGCCGTTGGGTGGAGCGTTAAGCATGACAAGTCATGCAGGCCCGAACAGCGCAACGTGCAGCGGATCGCGTACAAGGTGCGGCGTCCACGTGCTGGTGATGATCTGCTTTGCCCGGTCGATACGCGAACCCATGGACATATCCTTGCCGGTGGCTTCCCAGCTGGAGAAGCGGCTACCCGGAATGGCTGTCTTGCGGATGCATTCGACGCGCGCCAGGTGTGCCAGCTCACTGCCTGCGGTGCGCTCATCGATGTTGAAGGCTTTGGCAATCTGTCGTGCGGTCAAGCCGGGGTTGTCCGTAATGTATTGCAGGACCATCGAGCGGCGGCTTTGTTCTTTAGGGAGGGTCATGTTTAGAGTCCTAGTGCAGAGAAAATGCCTTTCGGCGCAGTGTTCGGTTTGATGCCACGTGCCTGGCGCTGTTCTTCGCGCGACATACGGCGGAAGCTTATGCGTTCCTTGCTTGGCTCGTTGCCGACCGCGTAGACAGCTGCGCGCGATCCTTTGGGATGTGGCAAGATCCAGGCGCGTACGTGAATCGAGTCTTCTTGCTTAAGCGCGTAGATAATGAAGCGGGTATAGCTGTAGCTGATACCAAGGCGTTTAGCGAGGTCGTAAGTCGTGCTAGGCAGGAGTAGCGCAGCCAAAACTTTCTCTTTCCACATATCGGCCTTTTTTTCTATCTTGCTCTTTGGCGCCGGCGTGTAGATAGCATCGGGCATGCTCCCAGTGCTATATACCCTTGCAGGCTTGTTGCGGTCTACAGGCTGCCAGGCGGCCACGTAGACGCGTTTCTGTTCGTGCAGGATGCTTAGATAGTCGCGCGCTGTATCATGGCTTACATGCATGGTCTGGCTTAGTTCTTTGGCGGTCATTTGCTTGGCGCTTAGCAGCTCAAGGATGCGTGCAATGCGGCGGTCCATGCGTGGTGTTGCGCGGCTTGCTTGCTCGGGTGTTCGTGGATTTCCCATTTATTCCTCAATCTTAAGTTGGCGCGGATCTACTTCCCGCATTACGTAGACAACATCCGTTTCATCGCAACTGCTCATTCCTGCCAGGGCAGCTAGTTCAACAGCCTTGTTGCAGACAGAGACACGCTGACGCTGAAAGATGCAGGAGCCGCAAGCCCTGCCAGGCTTGGTGATGAAGTTCAGGCTGGCAGGGTTTAGGGGCTCGTCGTACAGATCAGCCAGGGCTATCATGTTCATGGCTAATGCGCACGCTGGCGATTTACGTAAGCCCTCGCCAGCTGGCCAGATGCATCGTCATGCGGAATATCGCCACGATCCATCTTTCCATTACGCCAGCCATGCCAAAAGCTTTTGCTCTTATCGCTTCCAGGCTCCGCACCGCCTGCAAAGCCATAGCGATATCCGTCAAGGCAATCATCCATATCCAACAAATCGACTTCTTCAATAGTTCTCAGCGGTTGATACTCACTCACTTTGTTCTCCCTGTATAATCACTTCCAATACGGCCCCGCCCTCTGCGCAAGCACGGCGGGGTTCTTTTATGCCTGCTTAGCTTCTTTGATACGCCGCAGGTAATCCGCTTTCATGGCTTGCAACTGTTCAACGGTGTATTTGCGTGGCGTCGTGTCTGCTTCTAGCGCCTCGACAGCATCCAGGCCAATACGAGCCACCAAGCCTTTGCGGAACAGGATCTGATTCCCGCTAAGATGCACGTTGCACCAGTGGCATTGCCGCGCCAGGTTCAACTCTTCCAGTGCCAGATTCGGACGCGAGCCACGGCTGATGTAGTGGCCCGCATCGAATTTTTGGCCATGGTCAGAGTGGCCGCAAGAGATACACGGCTTGCCGGCGTCCCGTACTTCACGAATCCACTTGTTGAGTGCTGCTTGCGTCTCTTTGAAGTAGTCTGCGCGTCGCTTCAGCTTTGCTAGCCCTTCCTGGCGCTCCCTCTTCAGCTTGCGTTCCTTTTCTACTTGCACATGCATCTGCGCGCATTCCGGCTTGCAAGCCTTGTGCGTCATGCTCATGGGCTGGAAGGGCGTACGGCATACGATGCATTTCCGCATACGCCGCTTTCCTTCCTTGACTGGCTCGGGCCGTTTGAAGCCGGCTCGCTTCAGCGTGCTAGTACGTTCCAGAGTCACATATCACCCCGCGCGCCAAAGCGAACGCCTAGGCTCGCGCCAAACGCTTCTATCGCTTCCCGGTACTGTGCATGCCCTTTGATGGTCAGTTGCGTAGTAGAGCCGATTAGTACGCGATCACCAGCTGGATCAATCGCCCACTTCGCATAGTTTTCCATTGTCAGCTCTGGGTCGAAACTTTCGGGTAGCAGTTGGCGTTTGAAATACTGCGCCCAGACCTCTGGCGAAAACTGGCGTCCATCCAGCCAAGCCTGCTCGCTAATGTCACGTAGAGGTCCGGCCCATAGAGCGGCGTTCTGATCTGCCTTGCGCGCCTTGACCTCTTCCCGCGCCACCACTTCAACAGGCCGAAGAGGATCAATAGGCAGGTTACGCACAAGCGCCAGGAGGCTATCGCGCACCTTCTCATCGCGCAGGATGAACTTGCGCGGCTGCATGGCAGGGCGGTTACTCTTCGCTCGCATACACGCCTCGTTGTTCTTCCTCGATACCCTGGTGATAAGCCATTACATAGATGCCGAAGCCTGCACCGAAAAGAAAGCCCAAGGTGATTAGGCTGAATACGATGAGAAAGTCGTTCATTGAGATTTCTCCTTGAAGTAGGTTGCCAGTTTCCGTACCGTCTCAAAGGACGGGCTTTTTTGCTTGCCAGATGAGATGTTACAGACCGTGCGAGACGACAAACCAACTGCCGCCGCAACCTTCGCCTTGTTCGCGCTTTCCAGCATCTTTAGTACGTATTCCAAGTCATTCATGGTGGTGGTCTTTCGAGTGGTGATGCGTAATCATAGCGTGGCACAAGAGGAACTGTCTAGCACTATTTGGTGAAAAAAGAGCTTGCAAACGGTGGTGGAAATATGGGATGATTCATCTATGGCAGCGATGAGCGCGGCCAGGTAACCGAGAACTAGGATGAACACTACCAATGCCCAGCCACGCTACTTCGTCAGCCCATGCGGCAAGAACACTGACTTCTTCTCTGCTGGCCTGGAGCCTGCTGGCTGGACTGACGTTACACATTTGGATGACGCAGCTGTCAGTGATCTGATGGTGCGTAGGATGTGGGATGTATCGAAATCTAACGATGTATAAGCCGTTCGGGCTATACATTTTTGGCTAACTAAAGGGGAATGAAATGAACCGAATCAGCACTAAGCCCACCCTATGGGAGCGTATGCAGCGCAATCCACCTGTAATGTTTGCAGTGGTGATGATTGCATTCTTTGCCTTCATTGGATTTGCAGAGTTCGCATCTACCATGCTGGGTGCGGCATTTGATGTTCGTGCGGGGTGATGATGACTGATCGTGAACTGCTGAAACTGGCTGCAAAGGCAGCCGGAAAAGATGTGTGGACGGATGCAGATGGCAACCTCTACACAGATACGCCAATCGGCATAGAGATTACATGGAACCCGCTTACCGATGATGGCGATGCGTTGCGCTTGGCAGTAAAACTAAATATATGGCCTGTACGTCAGTATGACCGCCCGATGATCGTGGTGCAAAGAGGTGCGGCCTACTTCGATGAGATTGCCGAATGCGAGATCGAGGGTGATGAACTGGCAGCAACACGGCGCGCTATTGTTCTAGCTGCTGCGGAACTAGGGAAGGAGATGCCATGACCAACTACAGAGTCGTCATTAACTTCTGTCGCGGCCCTAGCTACGGCCCTACTGAGGTAAGAGCAAGCGATGAGCAGTCAGCTAAGTTTGCAGCGCTTAGGGAAGCCCAGGGGTATGGGTTTGATGAAGTACCGAAGGATTACGAAGTCAGTCAGGAATGGGTAATGTAATGCCGCCCTTCGCGGCACCCGCTAGCTAACTAAGGGAGCGAAGATGAACGATAAAGAATTGGCAGCAGCATACAAGGCGCAAAGAGATTCTTTGCTCGGGTTTATTCAAAACGCAGACGTATCATCTGGCGTGTGTTGCTGTGGTGACGCCATGGATAGTCATGGCATGTATTGCGGGCATAACCCGGTTGATATGTGGGACCACAGCGTTCTTTGCTACACAGAAGAGCTTGGAAAGTTCGATAAGTTTCTTGACGCAGATCAGCCTGCGTGACGTAGAAGCTAGACAGATTAGTTTTAATGAAATGGCTTTTCATGTCCAAAAAGGTATATAGAGCCATCCTGCATGGAAATTGATCTGCGTCAAAGATTCAGAAGTTGTGCCATTGAGCCGGCTTATGGTTGTGCGTCACAGTCGAGTCCGCTTAGGATGGTCTTTATAGGCTTTACGCCTTTAGGGCTACAAGCCTCACGTAACTGCATCGCTCAACCAGCCGCTCAGGCTTCCAGTTTGTATGCCTCAAACCCACTAAAAAATGCAGTACCTACAGGGAGATTGAAATGAGTGGAGCCCAAAAGATTGAACTCTACCGCCCAAGCAACGGAACAGAAGGTGCCGGATTCATGGCGCATTACTGTGAGAATTGCAAGCATGACGATCACGGAGAAGGTTTACGCGTATGTGAGATTATCGGCACAACTATGGTCTACAGCGTTGACGAACCTCAGTATCCAACCGAGTGGCAATACAAGCCAGATGGCTGGCCGACATGTACAAAGTTTGAGGCTGAATCATGAAGCGCATTGCGCCGCAGGTGAACACCTATTGCACTTTCTGTCTTTATGCTGGCGTTGAGAAAGTAAACAGGACTGAAGCAGATGGATCAAAGTATTAGACTAAAGACGCCAGAAGAAATTGCAAAAGATCATCAGCGCACACGAATCCTCGCCAACTTCAAGAAAGCAACAGAGAAGTGGAGCGGCAAGACGTTCTCGCACTTCGCTACGATTGAGGAATGGAAAGTGCATCGTGAGCAGGTTGCACAAGCTGAGGCTGAAGGCGCACCGTTCTAGCTAAAGACAAAAGGGAGAAGATAATGGAAGTTTACAAAGCAATCGCAGCCGTGGCCGGCGAAATGGCTCATGCTGGCATAAGCAAGGCCAAAGAAAACAAGATGCAGGGTTTTAAGTTCCGTGGCATCGATGATGTATACAACGCATTGGCGCCTGTCCTGGCGCGTCACCAACTCGTTATCCTTCCGCGCTGCGTGGAGCGTGATGTGGTCGAGCGCGTGACAGCAAAGGGTGGCAATCTGTTCTATGTGACGGTCCGCGCTGAGTTCGATTTCGTCAGCGCTGTTGACGGAACCAAGCACACCGTTGCAACTTACGGCGAGGCTATGGATAGTGGAGATAAAGCCACCAACAAGGCCATGAGTGCGGCATTCAAATATGCGGCCTTCCAATCGTTCTGTATCCCCACCGAGGAAACGGCTATTGACGCCGATGCAGTTACGCACCCGGCGACTACTGCAAAGCCTGTCGATATTGAGCCTTGGATTGCCAAGATGCTTGCCGCTACCAGCTCCAAAGAGCTTAACAAGGTAGCTCAGGAAGCATGGGATGCGACGCAAGACGAGCGCATCACTACTGAACACTCGCGCATCCTGGCTGAGCGTAAGGCCGCTGCAAAGCAATTGGCGGAGCAGGCGTGAGCACCCTGACCGAAGAACAAACCGCCTTGCTTCGTCAGGCTCTCGGCCTGACCTCCGAGAATAACGACAATCCAACTAAGAACCGCGTTGACCGCACGCCACAGAACAAGCTAACGATCCACAGCTTGCAGCGTTTGCGCTATCTGCGCATGACTTCCGGATGCAGCATGTCAGATGGCCGCGTGACTGACTACTACTATGTCACCGATGCTGGCAAGGAAGCTGTGCTAGCTCAGCCCTGGTAGTTGCCCGAATGCGAGCCGAGACAGTCGGCCTGTGACACGAAGCCGCCTAGTGCGGCTTTTTATTTGCACATATCGTTGCGAATAGTGTTGCGCATCGCGGCTTGCTTGTGTATATTGGAGTTCATGGGCAGCGCACAGGGCGATGCTAAACAGGGAGATTAACAATGGACGAGAAACTTGTAGAGCTTCTGGAAGATGCACTTGTTGCTTTAGAAAACAGCAAGCCAGTAATGGAGCACTACGTTGAACCAAATATCAGGCACGTCAAAGCAACGGAAAAAGTTCGCGCAGCACTCGCTGAAGCCATTCAAAAGTAAAAAGAGTAGCGACAATGCCAACCCCAATCAGCGAAGCAGCCAAGCGCGCCGTAAAGCTTCTGAAGAAGAAGCACCCCGAGCACCGCTGGCGCAATTACACGATCACAGAAGCCGCCGCAATTGAAGGCGTGTCACGCAGCACAATCTACCGCCACCTTGGCGAGAGCAAACAGGGAGAAAAACAATGAACGACAACACTAACCGCGCAGCTGAAGCAGCACAGCCTGCGAGCAGCGTGAAGTCGTGGCAGGAGCGCTGTAGTTGGCAGAGCAACGAGCCTGCTACAAAGCTGATGGTCGAGGCGATGAAGGCAGAAATAGCTGAACTGCGGGAGGTGATTAAAGCGCGGATAGACGTTGACCGGAATGAGTTTTGGGATGGCGTCAATGCTAAATATCCGAACGCCGAGTTGTGCGATTACACCGACTCTTGGGCAAGACAAAACGAGAAACGAAACGCTATGTGGCAAGGTATTGCGCTTGCTTGCCATGTATTTTCTCGCAGGGTTAGCGCTTAAAACAGGGAGAGAAAAATGAGCAACAAAACTGAATCCGGAACCGACCTGCAACAGCTCAAGGCGCTGGCACTGGCGGCAACGACCGGCGAATGGTTGCATGAGCGCGCCATGGTATCGGCAGTTCATCCGCGAGCCAATGACGCGGACGGCACGACTGTATTGGCGCACTTTACCGGCTATTTCGATGAACAGCAGTCCAACGCCGCATTCTGCGCCGCCGCCTCGCCTGCCGTTGTTCTCGACCTGATCGCCCGCATCGAGCGCGCCACCGCTCCCCATGCTGACCGCCCGCAACAGATCAATCTGCCAGGCGGCGAGACCTTGCGCTATGAGGCGAGAACCACCGGCGAGCCGGGCTGGCTGCTGTACAACCGGGACGGGAAACTACTTTCGGGCTTGTCCCGCCCCGATGTTGGGATGATCGAGGCAACGATCGACGCAGCGCTCGCCGCTCCCCATGGAAGCGCAGCGCCTACCGAAGCCGCGCCGACCGATGTTGTCTACGGATACGAATGCCTCCAGCCCGGAGGTCAAGGCATCTGGTGCGAGTTCTTCAGTCGTCAGAAGCCCGGAAGCGAGGGATCAGAGTGGCTTCGCAATGTTCGCCAATACGCCCCAGCATCCCAGCGCGCCGCAGCGCCGGTATCGGGCGGGGAGCTGCCGCCTCCTGACGGTGATTGGGATGGTGACGACTGGTACACCAAAGACACTTTGATCGAATACGGCAACCGACACGCAGCAGTATCTGCCTCTCAAGCAAAAGATGGTTTGGGCATTCCGCACGACGCAGAATACTGGCGCAACGAAGCGGCCCAAGCCCGCTCTCGCGTTCTGGTGATTAAGAAGGAGCGGGATGCAGCTATGGCCGCCTCTCAAGCTGCGCCGGTAGGGGGCGAGCTGACCGACGAGCAAATAATGAGCATGTACGAAGGCTTCGTGAACGATCCGAGCGCCCTCAAGTCCGGGGATTATGCCAGCGCGATTAAGCTTGTCCGCGCAGCAGTAGCTGCCGCCAAGGTTCCGACCGAGGAGATTTTTAAGCTGCGAAAACGCATCCAGTGGCTGGAAACTCTGGCTGATGCTTACGGCCCGAAATCCCTGCAATACGACATCGAGCACCCGAACGATGGGCTGAACGCCGCCGCGCCTGTCGAGCAGGGCCAGGGCGCAGCGCCGAGCGAGGTGGAAAAAGCCCGCGCCACTCTCCGCCGCTATTGGGCTGATGGAAACTGGAACGAAGCCAGCACCGAAAGCACCGGCGAAATTCAAGCTGCACTCACGGTCTTGGCAGCCCCTGTGGGCGCAGGCGTAGTGCCTCACCTGAACTCAGACGGTCGCTTGTCGGACGATCTGCGCGACCTGATCGAAGGTATGTCGGTCTCCATCGACGTGAGCACCGGCGAGCACGATAGTGGGAACCGCCTCTTCGGCGTTGTCAGCGAGGTCATGAACGACAACAACGACAAATGCGGCGTCACTTTGCTGGTCTATGACGCGAAGCCGAACTTCACGCAGGGCGCAGGCGTAGTGCCTGAAGCCGATCCTGATGCTTGGATTCGCAAGACTGACATCACCGAACTTACCGACAGCGAGCCAGAAACCGAAGGCTGGACACCACTCTACGCAGCTACAGCCCATCCTGTAGCGGTAGACGATCAGGTGCGCGACCAGGCGCTGGAAGAGGCGGCGTCCGCGTGCCTTTGCCTCGTCAAGAACCGCCGGGCTGTCTACGCCAGGGATTGCGCCGACGCCATCCGCGCCCTCAAGTCTCGCACTACCGCACATGGTGGTGCGCAAGGAGATCGCAATGCATAAAGAGCGCCCAATCCTCTTCAGCGCGCCGATGGTGCGCGCGCTGCTCGACGGCAGCAAGACGCAGACGCGGCGGGCCTTGAAAGTGCGATGCCAGGAGATCGGCGAGCGCGACGACGGTAGCCGCTGGCCATGGTCCGAGCACCCGGACAACGCTGGCGACCACTGGCACGCCTGCCCATACGGCCAGCCCGGCGACCGCCTGTGGGTGCGCGAAATTTGGGGCGTCGTCAGCAACGACTGGGACGCCGACGGCAACCTGGTCGACTGGACGCCCGACCGGCCGGCGACGGCAGTCAACGAGATGCGCTTCGGCCAAGGCTATTACTCGGGCCATGCGATCTACGCGGCCGACGGTTCGTACGAGTGGGCCGGCGACGACGATGGCGGCGGGGAGCCGCGTTCAGCCTGGCATCCGTCCATCCACATGCCGCGCGCGGCCAGCCGCATCCTGCTCCAGATGGTGTCGGTGCGCGTCGAGCGCCTGAACGACTGCAGCAAGAAGGACGCGATCGCCGAAGGCATCCATCGCTACGAGCACGTCTGGCGCGACGCCGAGTACCCGCTGGAGGACGTCGCCTACGAGCCGGTGAAAGGATCGCCGACCCGCTACTCGTGCCCAGTCCAGGCGTACCAAGCCCTGTGGGAAAGCATCAACGGTCCCGGCAGCTGGGACGCCAACCCCTGGGTGTGGGTGGTCGAGTTCAAGCGGGCGGCAGCTCCTACCAGCCAGGGAGAGGCCAAGTGAGCGACAAGCCGATCAGCGAAATGACCAATGCCGCACCATTAAATAAACCTCCAATGAGCGAGAAGGAGAAAGAATAAATGAGGAAGCTTGGAACCAAAACCTTTCAGTCGAGGAAGTCGCAAGCAAATATCGAACGGATCGTCCAAGCCCTGAGGCGACCGATGACGGCAAACAGGGCAGCCGACATGCTTTGCATGACACATGGAACGGTAGCGGGATACCTGAGCTATCTACAATGCGACCCGCCGCGAATTCGCATTGTCGGCAACGAAAAGCGGGCGCCCGTTTATCAGTCCATTAACGCGGCGAGTCCGAAATGAGCGACATCATAAACCTGCGCGAGACACCGATATTTGCACTGGAAAGCGAAGTGTCCCAACGAGTCAAGGCTCTGCTGCACGAATACGACGGGCGGCTGTCGCTAGTCGCTGCGCTTGGAATTCTCGAGGTGGTCAAGAGCGAACTTCTGAAGACACATTAAAGATCAATGCCCGCCTCAATAAGGCAGCTCTGGCACGGGAATGCTGGGTTTAAAGCACCTAAATCTAGTGGGTGTTTGCCGAATAGATTGGATACCGGGGCGGGCGCCCTATTAAGTCGCCGGCGCGCTGCACTCGCGCGGCCCACAACGAATGGCTTGCTGCCGAATTTAAGGAATGAACCATGACCACTACCACCCAAGGCGCGAGCGCCGAACTTCTTCCATGCCCGTTCTGCAAATCAGAAGTGAGCAATTCGGGGAAACTCATGCACGAAATTGATTGCTACATCATGCGCCCGAGCGAAGCGGCCTGGAACCGCCGCGCCGCCCAGCCTGCCGCCCCTGTAGTACCAGAAGGCTACGTGCTGGTGCCGAAGGAGCCGACCAACGAGCAGTGGCGCGCCGGCATCGATGAGTGGAATAGCGTGCACGGCACACCAGCTGGAGAGGACGAGCTGCCGAATACTCTCTACCGCGCGATGATCGCAGCCGCCCCACAGGTAGTACCGCAAGCCGAGCAGGTGGCGAAGGCTGCGTACGGCCCGGTTCACGTTGTTGGCGACTTGGTGCGCAACCTGCTCACGCTCGACCAGTCCGCGCCGATCTACGCCGCATTTCATGTGGACTTCGACGGCAGGCGCCGTTGCCGGACGCGCCCCGTTATGACCTCGTGGGAACGTGTCGTAGCTGGCAAGTGGGTAGAAAGCTCACGCATCGACGCTCCCTACTCTGTGGTCGTGTGGGCCAAGCCTCAACCGGGCGAAGCTGTCGCCACTCCCGAGCGCGCAGCGGCACCGGAGCATGAAAAGAAATAGCTTTTTCGAAGCCTAACCAGTGATATTATTGATGTGTCGGCTTGGTCTCCGATAACACAAACTGGTAAGGCTTCTTGAGCACCCTGGCGGATACCAGTCCGCTAGACCAACCCCTATCCGAAAAGATGGGGGAGGGTGCTTCAAGAAGCCTTTTTTATTGGGCGAGCGAAATGCAAAAGAGGACGATTGCACTAGAAAGGTTGAAGGAAGTTTATTCCTACAATCCGGAAACGGGATTATTCGGTCGCCTGAAAGGGCGCGCAAAGAAGGTGGGCACGATCGAAGATGGGTATGTGGTAATAAAAATCGACAAGGTAAATCACAGGGCGCACATACTTGCTTGGCTTTACGTTTATGGGGAAATCCCGGCAAAGGAAATCGACCACATAAACAACGAGCGTGCCGACAACCGGATTGAAAATTTGCGCTTGGCAACGGCAGGACAGCAAATGGCAAATAAGATGCTTTCGAAGCTGAATACTAGTGGTTTTAAAGGCGTCGGCTTGAGAAAGGGAAGAAAGCCATATGGTGCCACGATCAGTTTCAACAGAAAGCAAATATCGCTCGGCTCATTCGAAACCATAGATGAAGCTGCTCACGCCTACAACAAAGCCGCAATCAGGTATTTCGGTGATTTTGCCGTACTGAACCCAATCGGACAAGACAAATGAAACCGCCCCTCCGCTGCCGCCTCGGCTTCCACGCCTGGCGCTACGTGGGCAATTCACACCGCCACTGCACATGCTGCCCTGCTCGCGAGTTCTACGACCGAGACGAGGACATGGGCTGGGGTGGGCTGTGGGTTGACGATAACGAGAGCGCCAAGAGTGGCGCACAGAAAGGAATGGAATGAAAACTGCAGCGCAAAAAATGTACGAAAGCTGGCAGCATTCTCACCCAAGCCGGGGCAGCATCCCGCCATGGGAAAAAGCAGCGCCTGAAGCGCGGGCGGAGTGGGAAGAGCGTGCTGCGCAGCCAGTACCTGAGCGAAGCGAAATGCAGGGCGAGAGCATCGCAACTTGGCAGGAGCGGGCGCAGGCCGAACTCGGCACCCATTGGCGCGGCTACAAGCCAGACAGTTTCATGAAAGCCGAGATTGCCGAGCTGCGCGCTGCACTCGCTCGCCGCGCTACCGCAGGCAATGCCGCACCGAGCGCAATTTGCGAGGCATGCGGCGGGGATGGCAGCGTGCAATGCGGTGGATTCGGGGATTTACTGGGCAATACCGCACCGACCGAAGCTGTTGAAGGGGGAGCATCCGCCCTGCGCGCGGAACCGGCAGGCCAACACGATGCAAGCGCGTGCGACCACGATTGGCCTGAGAAGGACGGACAGACCGACATTGACGGCGCGTGCACGAAGTGTGGTCGGTCGTTCCAACGGTACATCCATATGGATTGTCTATGAACACAGGCGCTTACTGGTGCGTAATCTGTGGCCGTGCCATCGAGCCAGAGCGGAAAGACAGCGGCAATGTGTATGTGCATGACGATGTGCCGCATCCCGAAACCATGACATTTGACGAAGAAAGCAACCCGCAATGAGCACTCAAGAGAATAACCAGAGCGATTCGCAAAAGATGGCACGGGATGCGTCCTTGTATCGGGCGCTACGCTCGATGCACTGGAACGATGGCAAGCTCGCTGTAATTGAAGCGCGTGATCTGAAGTTAGGTGTGCAAACCTATTCCGGCGATATGCTTGATGAGGCCATTTTTCGATTCGCCTCGGTAGCTGAACAGATTGAACCGCTCGACCTAGCCAAGATCAAGAGCGTAGTCATGCGGGAGCGTGCGCAGCATGAAGTGGTTGTTCAGTTCGGGCGCTCGAATGTTGCCGCTAAAAAATTCCTTCGCCAATTCGGCGGGATGGTGCTAGCAGTAACCGCGACGGCTGAACAGTCCGAGGCTACCCGGTGCCGCGCGGAGGGCGGCGTTACATGCAACAACGACAGCGCCAATCTTGCCACTGCACCGGGCGAACTGACAGATTCGATCCTTATCGGCATTGGCTCTGCTATGCAAAACGTCGGGATAGAAGAAGGCTTGCGGCGGGCTCGCAAAGTCCTCGCCAGCACTGCCGGGGCTGTGCCAGTCACGCCGCAACATATCGAGCAAATTAAAGACCTGTTGCTGCCTCCAGTCACGGAGGACGACGCCCGCACGGCCCGCGACTTGCTCCAATCGCTGCATTTCGATTTGTCGATGGCTCAGCAAGATGCTACCCCATCTAACACTTCGCCAGTAGGCGCAAAGGAGAAAGAATAAATGAGCGCACTTGGTTTAATTACGATTTATATTGGCATGTTGTTATTTGATGCTGCAGTACTTGCCGGGGCAGCCTTTCTAATTGCAGAGCGCGATTGGTCGGCATGGTGGATGCTGGCCGCATTCTTTATCTGCGCCGGTTCCAATCCTAAAGGCATCATCACAGCTTGGCGGTCCCAGAATGTTTCGGATTCATCGCCAGTAGGCGCAGAAAGGAAAAGACCGTGAGCCAGGAAAGCGAACAGTACCGCGTCGGCTTTGAAGCGTGGGCGCGTAGCAACGATATAACTGTGGGGCGCTACAGCGACGGCACGTATGTTGGCATGATCGAATGGGCGTGGAAATCGTGGTGCGCGTCAAAAAGCGAAGCCAACATTGGTGCTATTGCAGAAGTTCCACCACTGCCACAAGGATTAGGCGGTGGCCGATACATTTCGGCTGAAGATGCGCAGAAATATGGCGAGGCATGCTATCAAGCAGGATATCGCGATGGCAGTAAATCATGTGGCTTTACAGGCGATCCAACTACCATCCACAGCAGTACATTTAACCAAGGGGAAGAGAATGCCAAGTAACGAGAAGATGAGGAAAGCGATGGCAGAGGCTATCGCTGTGCTGCAAGCTGGGCTGGCCGAGGATGAGCCGCCGGTGGTGACGCCGCCTGTTGTCGAGCCACCAGCGCCTGTGCCTGTGCCGCCAGTCGTTCAACCGCTGCCGCAGGAAAAGTCCATCACGCGCGTGATCGTGCAGAGCACCAGCGACAAGGTGCAGACGAACGTGCCGATCACCTTCGGTCAGGTGTTTGCTATCGGCGATCTGCCGGCTGGCAAAGGGCTGAAGGGCATGCAGTTGGACGTCAAGGCTACGCACCCTGACGGCTCGGTGCGGCATGCGGTGGTGTCGACGATCCTAGTGCAACTGGAGCATGGCAAAGATGTCACACTAGAGCTAGTTCCAGTGATCTCTGCGGCGCAAAAGCCAAGAAAGCTGATGCCACGGCAGTTTGTACTGGCGCGCTTCAGTGCAATCATTAATGGCTTCACATACGTCGCGGAAAGCGAGGCTAATGTCGAGAGTCTAGGGTGGCTGGCAGGCGAATTCGTAACCGAACTAGAATCGGCATCGCCCCTGATTGGCACCGATGGAAAGCCGCACCCGCATTTGCACGCGAGTTTCGCTACCCGCTGCTACGATGAAGGTCGAGTGCGCGTCGATGTAGTGGTCGAAAACGACTGGGCCTACGAGCCTGCACCTCAGAACTTTACCTACGACGCCGTAATAGAAGTCGGTGGCAAGGTGGTGTACGAACAGAAGGCGATGAACCACTACCATCACTCGCGCTGGCGCAAGATTTTCTGGCATGGAGAAGAGCCGCAGGTGCACGTCAAGCACGACACCGCCTACCTGATCGCCAGCCGCGCGCTCCCGAACTACGACCAGTCCATCACCATTACGGAAAAGACGCTGGCCGACTGGGCTAAGCGTTGGGACAAGGCGCCGAAAGAACCGATGACGGTCGGCTTGTCCGTCAAGGGCATGGCCATGACCGGCGGGCGCCCTGACATCGGCATCCTGCCGGCGTGGTCCGCACTGTACCTGCTGTCGATGGACAAGCGGCTCAAAGACGCCATGCTCGGCACCGCCGATCTGGCTGGCACGTGGTCAATGCACTACCGCGACAAGAATACCGGCCAGCCGCTGAGTTTGATCGATTTCCCTTATATGACCGAAGTAGGCACAAGCGGTGACGCGAAGAACCCGGTGACCAAGAAGTCGGAGAAAGCCCCATCGACAGTCAAGGGGCTTAACAAAACCCCTTTCAGCCACGATACCTCGCACCAGCCAGGTTTCGCTTATCTGCCTTATCTTGTGACCGGGGATCGCTACTACCTGGATGAGTTGCAATCGTGGGCCATGTGGAACGTGTTCCAGTCGAACCCGGGCTACCGTAAGAACATACAAGGCATCGTGTGGCGCGGCCAAGTACGTGGAACGGCCTGGACTCTGCGCACACTGGCCCAGTCCGCGTACATCACACCCGACGGCGACCGTCTGAAGGAACACTTCGCTCGCATAATGAAATCGAACATCGACTATGGCATCGAGACCTTCGTTCGTGCGCCGACCGCAAACAAGATCGGCATCTACACTGCGCCGGGTGCTGTGGTCTACCAGGACAAGACCGCCATCGGAACTTTCCAGGATGAGTTCCTGACCGCCGCCCTGGGCTACGTGGTTGAGCTCGGGTTCACCGAGGCGCTACCGCTGCTGGAGTGGAAAGCCAAGTTCGTCACCGAGCGGTTGCTGGGCGCGGGCACCAACTGGCTGGCTGCGGCCAACTACACTTGGCCGGTGAAAGAGACCCCGGACGGGTCTGAGTTCACCACCATCGAGCAGGCGTATAAAGAACTGTATTCGCGTTTGAACGTCGGCACCGATAAGGATGATGTAGCCGCTAGGAAGCGCCTCGACAGCGGCGGCAAGGACCTGGGGGGCTATCCGACGTCGCCTGAGGGCTTCCCGGCCAACATGCAGCCGGCTGCCGCGTACGCCGCCCAGTTCAACCCGGCAGTGTGGGCCAAGTTCGAATCGCGCGATCCGAAGCCCAACTACGGCACAGGCCCACAGTTTGCTATCGTGCCTCGCTAACTAGCGCAGCGAATCGTAAGCAGCGTAGCAAGCCCTCAGGGCTTCTCGCTGCTCGTCGGCGTCTCTAGCGATCCCGAGAGCCACTGCTGCATCCTCTCGGTATAACTCTGCCCCAGTGGCGCCTTGGCAATTGGTGGTGGGACTGGACACTGAACCTGTGCTGGAGGGCCTTGCGGAACGGTTCTGCAGCCTGGCAATAGCAGCAGCACTGTCAGAGCGAATACGGGCGATTTCATTGGCTTTCTCCTGTTCAATCTGGCCGGCACGAGCAGACAAGCGTTGTTCTTCTTGGCGCGCGGCGACTTCATCTTTCACGCGCTGCACTTCGCGTTGCCGCAGTTCTTCGTTATACTGCGCCTGAATCTTGTCAATCTTGTGCACGTAGACATAGCGCGTGCTCACACCGCCAGCAGCTACCCCGACAGCCAGACAAAGGGCAGCGATTGGCCAAGTTGGAATAATCTTCATAAGGCCCTCACCTTAACGTGTTTGATGATCCTCGCAGCTATCTTCTCGCAATCCGGCTCCAACCCATGCAACGCTGCGAAGAAGCCACACATGCGAGCATACGGCATTGCCCACCAGGGGAGCGACAAGGTAACCGTAATGTTCTTCGCAGCCATATCAAACCCCCACTCGGTTAGCAATCCACCCGTATATGAATGCACGGTTAGCAGGCCGCGTCTCGGCCAGCTCAAAGTAGCGAGCACCCTGCAAACAATTCAAAGCACGGACCATGACTACTTCCCCCTCCGTGCCTCGGCGATTGAGGAATGACTTAAGGGCCAAGACGGTAGCTTGGCCTATCTTGCCATCTACGACCAATGGTTGAGCAGCGTCGTTAAAAAGGTTCAGTGCGCGCTGTAGCCACAGACCTGGCACGCCAACCCCCATGTTCACAGCGGTATCGAACAGCTCTTCGGCAATCGCAACGGAAAGCAGATGGATTTGATCGTACCCCGGCTTGATGAAATACTTGTCTCGGTAGATTTTCTCGGCCAACCCGCGCGGAAGGTCTTGCATGCGACCGGTATAGCCGTTCTGGCGTGCGACTGCCTCCGTGATCCCAAAATTGGTGGAGCCACCCTTGTCGGCGGGATGGTTGCTGTATCCGCCTTCTTTGCGGATTACCTCATCGATCATCTGGTTGATGGTCAAGCGTGGCATTATTGCGGGCTTTCTTCGCGGGGTGCAGCTGGAGGATCTTGGGTGGCGACAGTGGTATTCTTACCTAGTGCTTGAGCTACTCTAGGGAAGAAACCGTTGTTCAGCACCATATCAATAAATTTAGCATTACCTGCTCCGCCGAGGATTATGGCAAGGCAAGTTTGTGGCCAAGCCCATTCCCACCAAACTGCCACCAAGAAGAGGATGACACCGGCCAGCAGAGAGAAAATAACGTCTTTGATAATCTCTCCCCATACATTGATAATGATGACGGCGGGGTTGATTATTTTTGGAAGCGTGGCAGCCATGCCACCGAGAATAGAAAGTACGGCTACATAGCCAAGTGCTTTCAAAGGAATAGATTCGATACCTTCAGCGAATGAGAGATCGGCGGCGTATGCAATTCCAGCCCAGCAGAATAATAGATAGACCCACAGTACGTGGTTTAGCTGGGTTTTCTGTGCCACCAAAGTCTCCTTGATCTGTCTCCGGCATCAATAAAGGCGGCGACCATATTAGCTATTGCCCACCAGTAGCATATTACCGCGACGGCAACCGGTTGACCAGTGACATCAGCTATTTGTGGTTGTGCACAATAGCAACCTGCAATTCCAACAAAAAGCCAATGTCGATTTTTCCAAATGTTTTCCCATCCAAGATTAAATGTAGCCTTGCCTAACCTTACACACGGCGGCGTCCAGTCGTTCACAAACAAATCTAGCCATAGCAGAACGCCAAGTATCCCAACTATCCAAATAATCAGACCGCCATCAGAGGTTCTGGACAATGCATGCAGAGTTGAAGTTGGATTTGACAGGGTGGTATACCAAGTAACTACTGCTTGGCCCCCAAGAAAGAATCGAACAAACGGCGACCAATGGTCTTGAAGTCTTCGCATCACGGCATCCTATTTCGTAAGCTTGGTAGAAAGCCCTTAGAAAAGATGATGCAAGAGCAAAGCATTGCATATTCACAAAGCTTCACGAGGACACGGTACGGGCTTAACGGAGGGTGTCCGTCTATATAGTACGCCATAACGTGCAAAGCGATCAGTACGGCAGCAATCTCAATAACAATTATGCTAGATCGAGTTTGCAGAAACACTGCGCCAACAATCACGCATATCTCAGCCATGATGCAGTAGCCATAGAACTCAAAAGCCGAAGATCCTGGAATTGGTACGAATACGTTCGCACCAATTAAGATCGTCAGCGCTAGCATACGCCAGTCGCGATAGTTGGCTATCAGGCCGGCACCAAGCAACACGACGTAGCTAGGAAAGAGCATGGTTAAGGCTCGATAGGGGTTTGATCGTCGTCTTTGTTTGGCTCTTTGATTGGAGGTGGATCTTTTGGTGGCGGGTTGCCGTTGCCGGCGTCCGAGAACAGTTTGCGCTTCAGCATGTTAGCTCCTAACAGGTTGGTGAGACTTGGATTCTACGCAAGTGGTTTCTATTGGTCAATTAGGCGTTGCCCCAAGTGATCGATCCTGTGAGCAGAGCTGTGGAAGCCGTAACACCATTGGCATCAGTTACTGTGCACTTCGCCCTGGCAGTAGCTGTACCGTTGGAATTGGCGTTAATTGTTCTTTCGAAGTTCAATGACGGGCCGTTGGTTTCTGACTTCAGAGTCATGCCGTTAGTGACAGCTATCTCGCTCCATGAATAGGTTAAAGGACGGGCACCACCGGTGACAGCAACACTCAGATTTATCGACCCTGTCATCTGGTTAGGCACGTTTCCATAGTTTAGATTTGAAGCAGATGGATACAGTGTCATTGGCTGCACCGGGGCCGCAGCACTCTTGCCATACAGATCAGACAGCGAGATCGGACCGCTCAGTTTTCCAGCCAATGCACGAACGTCAGAATCGCCAAGGCTAATCGGATACGCGCGCCCCGGTGTAGCAATGCGCAGCTCGTTCATCACAAGTGTCAAGCTGATCGTGCCGGATGCTGGAAGCGTCATAGCAGACCTTTTTCTTTCATACGGCGCAGTTGAGCCTGCAGAATAGCGAAGTTCAAGCCGCCGTAATCTACGTGAAGCTTACCGCCGGTCTCGTACACCACCTCGGGGATAATCTTTTGGATGGCCTGGGCCGAACCGCCCGCAGAGCTGCCGCCGGCAACCCAGTCGAACACTCCGGCCTTCTCCATATCGGCAATGGCGTCGAGCTGTTCGTCTGTAATCTGGCGCCAGTTCGTTTTAAGCCGTTCGTCGGAGGTTTGCGTGATTTGCACGGTAGAGAACTGGCCGGTGTTTGTCAGGGTCGCCAATACCGTATTTTGTTCAGCGTTCCACCACCGTGTGCCGGGGGAAGCCCCAAAATAATTTAGCCAGTTATCCCCGCCGATATAAGCGATGTCGATCTCGCCACCACCAGTGTAGCGCATCCGTAAAGCACCGTTGTTGTTGAGAACGAAAGGCCCCGTCATTCGTCCGCCGGCTGTAGGCAACGCCCCTAGAGTGGCTAAAGCACCCGCCGCCGTTGTTGCGCCAGTGCCGCCATTTTCGATAGGGATGGTGTCCGAGGAAGCACGTACCCCCAAATTAGAACGCGCACCGGCTGCCGTGGTCGATCCTGTACCGCCGTTTGCAATCGGCATTGTTCCGACTGCGTCTCGAATCTGCTGCTGAGTGGGGGTGCCCCCTCCCTCGCCCTTATCCCCTCTGAACGAAAAGAACGCAATGAGCTGATCGTTTTGTGCAAAGACATCGCCGGAAGAACTGCTCGCGCGCACCGTGCCTGTGAAATTAAGGTAGCCCCCTAGCACGCCAATTACGCCCGTAGATACGTCAAAGATAATCCAGCGCGAAACGTCGTTAAGTGCTTGAAATCGGATGCTTCCTTTGATGTTGTTTGAGACCGCAAGAAGCGCAAGCATGACTGGATACACGTTCGCCCCAGCAGTACTGTAGGTGTTCATGCGTAAAACAGTCGAAGTTGTTTGTGTCGGTCCACCGAAAGCAATACGGCCTGATCCAGGATCCATATCCCCCGAAGGAACCGACAGACCGTATGCAAAAGAATTAGCCCCGCCTGCCGACAGAACGCCCAAATCACTTTGAAACGCTGCCAGTTGCGGGATCAGCTGAACTAGCCAAGTCAGAAAAGCATCGACTCGTTGCGAGAAAGTGGCACGGTCGCCCCGTTGCGGAGCCGGAGGTGGCGGAGTAAAAGCGGGCATCAGATTAATCCTTTAACAGTTGCATTCAAAGTAGGGCTGCCGTAGTCGTCGTACTGTAGGCGGGCGCTGAGCAAGCCAAACACCGTAAGAGCCTCGTAGCCCGGCTCCGTGCTGCCTACGACCACTACCGGGACGTCAAGAAGTTCCTGAACTGTGCCCAATACGGTATTGGCATCTTCGAGATCCATTTTTGCTTGGATCGCCAAACCAGTCGCACTACTGCGTTTTCGAATAGTAGTATTTCCGAAAGCGTCCGTTGAAACGTAACTATAGCTAACTGGCTCTACACTCGCACCACGTAATGGTGCGCCTAGCGGGCGCAAATCTCCGAGGGCGATCATCCCAACCAAGGCATTTCCGCTCGCCTTGCTCAACGTAATTCTGATCTCCGAAGTGCTATAGGGCTCGATGTCGGTGGCGATAAATTTGGTCTGAGGCTTGAACGGATCGAAGAAATATTCGTAGTAGTCAGCCGGCATTGATCCCTCAAGCGGCGCTGAGTATGTATAGATCGTTTCGCCGGTCGAAGTGTTCACCACCAGAATATCCAGATCGTCTGCGTCCAAGCCAAATATAGCTAGGCCGTTGAACGCACCAGGGCGTAGCGTAACCACCAGTGGCCCAGGAGCCGCAGTCTGCGTTGAAATCAGCGCGTCGAACATCGAATAGCGGTTGGTCGGCCCGATATCGATCCACCAAGTGGTCACGCCGGCGGCGTTGAATTGATTCGACACGTCGGTCGGATCTTTGTTGAAATTGCCGTCCTTGACGCTCTCGTACACTCGGTGCGTTGAAGCCGCATACACTCGCCCCCCCGCTTCGTATGTCGTAGCGCCATTCCATTGCGGATTCGGATCTTCCGGAACAGGCTGGCCGTTTGCCGTCACCGATACGATCATCGAATCGGTTATCGTGATCGGTGCTAGAACGCTAGCAATGTCGTCTGACTCAATCATGCAGTTTCCACCAAGAGAGCATTGCCGCCACCTGAGGCTTGATCGAACTGAGTGGCCAACTGAGTGACGGCATTAGCAGTGCGGTTCATTGCTACTTCCATATTTGCAAATCGGTCGTTGATTGCGGTTTGCTGAGCCATTGCCGCAGCACTGCCACCCATTGTACCGTACTGTTGCGGCATGCTAACAACTGGAACAGATGGTTGAGCCAAATTCGGATTTGGATTAGCAACGCTGGTAGGCAGCCCAACGCTTGTGCCTGGCGGTGCGTAGCGGAGTGCGTCGAGCGCCTCTTCCACGCGCCGTACAGCTTCGGCCACCGAATACACGCGGTCATCAACACCGGTCAGTGCATTAAGCTGTTGCTGCTGGAAACTCACCAGAGAATCGAGGCGCAGCAATTCATTTTCGGACGACGTGCGAGCCTGTTCCTTTTGATCTTGCAGTGCGCGTAATTGACGCTCAGCCACGCTCAATTGATCGTCGGTCAACCCACCAAGTTCAATAAGTTGGTTATTGGTGCGCGCCACCTCGCGCTGATAGTCGGCCAGAGTGGAGAACTGATCCGATGCATCGCGGCCAAGAGACGACAGAGCATCGCGCAGATCGTCCGTAGAAGGCAAGACGCCGCTGGCTTTAGCGATAGCTAAGGCAGTGGCGATTTGCGCTTGTGCGGCCTGTCGTGCAGCGTATGCCTGAGTAGGTGACGAGACAGTGCCGATTGCGCCCTTCAGTGACTCCGACAGATCACGAGTGCGCGAGATCGAATCGTTGACGCCATCAATCTGGACTTCAAGCTCAGTCATCGCAGACTGGTACGCTTTCGTTACGATGTCCTTCTGTGCATCCACAGCGCGGCTCAGCGAATCAAGGCGAGTCGATGCAAATTCCTTCGATGCCTCTTTGATTTCATTCAGATAGTCGGTAACGGTCTTGAAGCCTGGAGCAAGCGCCATCAACGCCGAATACGTCTTTGCTCCCTCTTCAGTAGCTAAAGAACCGGAAGCAATCAGCTGGTTCACAGCCAGTTTGAATTGGTCGCCAGTTTTGACACCGGCGTAGCCAAGTGCTGCAAGCTGGTCATTTACCATACGCTGGATAGGCGCAACTTGCTCCGCACGGCTCAGGAAGTTATTCACGTAAAACTGAGACTGAGAGGCGAATGAATCAATTCCGCCAGCCAGCGCAACAAGCCGTTCACGCGCTTCGAGACTCGCTACTCCAACGGCACGGAATGCTTGCTCACTGTTCGTGCCTAAAGCAGCCAGGACAGCATCTACAGCCTGGAAGCTAACAACTACTCGCTGCAATGCGACCGCTGCCGTTTCGCCTGATTGCTGGAACTGCGCAATGTTCGGCAGCAGACGAACCGCGAGTTCATCGCCGATGCCTGCGAACAGGTCAGCGACCATCTTCTCGTTCTCTTCAGCGTTTTCAGTCCACTTCAGCTGAATGTTCTTGCTGTAGCCTTCGATAGCACCAGTCTGCACCCCAAGCACATCTCCAAAGGCTTTCACCGAACCCATCATGGCCTGGATCGTGCCCGAGAAATACTGCTGCTGCTCCTTCTCTAGCGCTGCGGTTTGGGTAGACCATTTGTCACTACGGAACCAGCCGCCCTTTTCCAAGATGTAGGCATAGCTGTTGCCAGAGAAGCCCGAGCCGCTCAGAGTTCCTTGCAAGCCCTGCTCTTTCACTTCTGGAGCCTTGCGGCCAAAAGCGCGAGCAAAGACAGCCGATCCAGACAGCAGCGATGCAAAGCGATTGTTCACGCCAAGACCGCCAAGCAGCTTTTCAAACGAAGCCATGCTTGCCGTCATGATCGCAGTGATGGGCGCAAAGCCGTTACCCTTAAACATGCTGCTTAGCTGCGACTTGATGATGTCGCCTGCCTGGCCTTCCAACCTCCAGCCCTGCGCATAGAACTTATCGTTCGCCATCATGCCGGCAACGATTGCACCAGCAATGCCGCCCGCGCTAGCAGACGACGAAATGCCGCTGCCGAATGATTGCACCGCCCTGCTTCCGAAGGTCGAGCCGAGCTTGCTGATAGCGCCACCGAGGCTGGTAGAAATGCCCTGGCTAAAGCCCTTAAAGATGTTCATGCCGGCATCGAACAGGCCGGAGAAGCCCTTTTGTTGGAACGTGTCAAGCAGGGATGCACCGCCCGCAGAGGTAGAACTCTGAATGTTGATGATCCACTTCTTCAAGGTTTGCTGATAAAGCCAATCGAAGAACGTATTCTTCGCAGTTTCCTTCAGGCGCCGGAATGCATTCTTGCCGCCATCAGCGATGGAGACGAAAGTATCGTGCGCGGTCTTCTCGATGTCTTCCCAGAAACGCTTGGTCTGTTCCAATTCCTCGCGGTCAGCCACGGCCTTAGCGCTGCGCTCTTTCAGGGCGATTAGCGTTTCAAGATGCTTGATCTCGGTGACATTAAGATTGTTAGAGTCCTTTTGAGCAAGCTGCTCACGAAGTCGGGCCAACTCTACGCGCTCGATTTCGGCAGCAGTCATGCCAAAGGTACGCGCCAGCTCCTCGTTCTTCTCGGCTTCATCAGTCGCGCTCTTGATTTGCTGCTCACGCTCCTTGTCCAAAGTCTGCTGAGCATCAATCAGACCTTCCATATACTTATCGTATTCTTTGCGCTGATTGGCAAGCTCTTGATTCGCTTCGATCTCTGCGTACTTACCACGCAAATATGCTTCTTCGATAGGAGTAAAGGCTTTTCGATTGGCCGCAATACGCGCATCCAATTCCGCAATCAGCTTTTGGGCTTCGGTCAACGGAGCTAGGCCAGCAGCTTCCCGCGCAGTCTCAGCCACACGTTTATCAGCTGCGACCTTTAGGTCGTTGTAAGCCTTCAAGCGCGCCTCAGAGGCCTTCTTTTCTTCTTCGCTGAGTGCTTTGCCACCTTTGCTAGCAGCAGCCAGGGCAGCAGCCATTTCGCCGCCTGCGTCATTCCACACTTCCGATACCGAATTGAAAGCGGCTGCTGCGTCGCTAGCAATGCCGCCGTAGACATCAGTGAAAGTCTGTCCGGTTTGTTTTGTGTTGCGTACAGCCTCATTCCATGCGCCCGTGAAGTCACCAGCGATGACAAGCTTGATCTGTTTGATGAACGAGGTGAAGCCGTTATTGAGCAAGGACAGCATGCCGCCGAACATCTTGCCTAGAGTATTAAATGCCTGCCACACGGCCACCCCGGCCGTGTACAAGACTTTCATTGCAATGGAAATAGTGTTAGCAGTCTTGCGGACGCCATCACCCTTCACGATGAATTCCAGGAACTGGCCGACGAGAGAGTTCAGAGTTGGCAGCAACTCTTTTGCAACTTGCCGCGCAACGCCCTGCGAAGCCAAGCCGAGGAAATCGAGCGTGTCGTTGAAGTTACCAGCAGCATCTACGGTATTTTGATCGAACGTCAGGCCGAGCTTATCGGCCATCTCGTTCATTTGACGCAGCCCTTCAGAGCCGCTATTGAGAATAGGAAGAAGAACAGCCCCAGATTTTCCAAACAGCTCAAGCGCCTTTGCAGTCTTGGCCGTGCTGTTCTCCATCTTGGAGAAAGCATCGCCAGAATCCAGAAGAACTTGGACGTTGCTACGTAGAGTCCCATCCGCGTTACGGGTTGCGACACCGATGCTCTTAAATGCTTTCTCGCCTTCGACGATCTGCTTTGACAGCTTAATCATCGATGACTCAAATTCTCCAGCCTCAGCCCCGCCTATCTGGAACCATAGCTGAAGACCCGCGATTTCTTCGATTGCTACGCCTGTTCTTTGTGATAGGTCGCTTACAACGTCTGTGGCGTCGATTGCACTTTTGATCCATCCAGCAAAAGCGCCAACCGCGAGACCAGCAGCCAGGCCAGCAAATGCCGCACCGGCCTTCTTGACCATATCGGTAATGCGATTCATCGCGCCGCCAACCTGCTGGCGGGCACGATCTAAGTCTTGCTGGAGCCGCGCAATGTCAGCCCGTAACCGAATTTCAATGTCGCTTACGACTGCCATTGCGCTTTTCCTTTTCTTCTAAACGATCCCAAGACTTTTCAGCCTGCATGTTGCGGGCTTTCTGCCACATCAGAGAGCCATCCTCCCATGGGCATTGCGCGTCGGCTTCACGCGCTGCATGCATTTCGGACAGCCACGCTTTAGAGCATTCGATAATCAGATCCGCTTGCCAAGGAAGCAAACAGATATCTCTGCGCGCCTCCCAAGCCTGTAAATCACGTTCTGTTACCCAAGCCTCACCAATTACGGGGCCGACTGCAAAAAGCACATTGACTACGTGCTGTACTTCTTCGATCTCCGGCGCAGGAACGTATCCTAGCGCCCTCTCAATCGTCTCCCTCCGTGGTGCGCCTGCCCACGGCTTGGGATTCTTCTCGGCCTTCTCAGGCGTGGAATTTAGCCATGCGACGTAGCGGACATATTCGACACATCGCCTGGCGATTCCACGCTGAAGTTTCCCCGGTCGTTGAAGTACTTTTCAACGCCGTCAGCAATGTGACCAAGCTTCAGATTCTTGTACAACTCGACCGGGCCACCAGCATAGCTGAAGCCGTCAAGCGATTCGGTGATCTCGGCGAGGAATCCCGCACGTTCGCGTACTTCATCATCTTCGGTACGCTTGGAGTTTTTGCCAGCCATTTGACCGACTACACGCGCGCTGCGGGCTTCATCGCGCTTGAACTGTGCGCGAGTAGCTTTCTTCGTGCCAGGGCTGGTAACGGTGATCGTGATCGGATTGCCTTTGGTGTCGTACTGCGGATCACCCTTGGCATTGGTAACGTGGTATTTGCCGGAGTCGGCGATTTCAAGCGAGGTGATATCAAAAGTCATTTCTAGTCCTTGAGAGGGATTTAGCCCGTGCCGCGCGGGCGCTCCCTCCCAAGGAATGACGCCCGCGCAGTCGGTGCTCGGTTATGCCCTTGCGGGCTTGATTAGGCTACCGTTGGGATAACGGGAGTGGTAGCCTTGAAAGCTTCAGTCTGCAACAGCAGAGGCATGGTGTAGGTCAGGTTATCGTTACTGCCGCCGCCTGGCTCGGACAGGTTCATGATCTGCGCGGTGAAGTACAGAACAGCACCCGATTGACGCACAACCGCGAACGAGCAGATAGTTCGATTGCGCATAGCCTCTTCTGCGATCAGGTAGGCTGGGTCATCGTCTTCAGCGACAAATCCCCACTCCGAATCCGGCAACTGATAGTTACCAAGCTTGCGGCGCACCTGACCCTGGCTCACAACGTCCAGTTCCGAAGTGTTATACGCACGGCCCTGGATCGAACCGACTTGGGTAATCGTGAACTCTTCCCAGCCGGTCATCGTCTCAAAAGCCGCTTCCGTGTTATCGGTCGGACGGCCCTCAGCGATGAACAGCCGAGAATCGGCATAAGTTTCAAAGTCTGCTGGGAATGGCATTTTTTTCTCCTAAATAAAGCCCGCGCGCGGAATGCGATACGGGCGGGCTGAAGCATTCCGATATTCTAGTTTGCTTCGATGAAAGTTACCATAAAATCACGCGATTGCTCGTATATTTTGTCATCACCGGGTGGAATCTCGGGATTCTCGCCTTCGGGCAATACGCTATTTACTTGGAATCCAACTATCGTGCCTTTGTGTACTCCTCGACCGAGCGAGCAGGCTTTTAGTAGGTTCTTCATCTGCGGATAATTGCTCTGCGTATAAACAGTAACCTGAACACGCTCACGGTTCTGCTTTTTAGGATTTAGACGCGCTACCGTCGAAAATTCCTCTGCATATACCGTGCTCACGCTAATCGCAGGAAGCTGTGTGCCTTGCGGCGCGATCCCTGCGAATATGCGAGCATTCGGCACGATATCCGTCACTGGCTTATGCGCAGCGAGAAGCGCGCGGACAATGGCTACTCCACTCATTCTTGAGGGTCCACAGGAACAGGTGCCGGCGTGTTAATGCCCGCATTAGTCAGACGCTCACGCACCTTAGCCTTGACCGCATCAATTGACTTCACGAACGCGGCCTCCGCAGCGGGTCGCATGAACGGGCGAGCACGAATGCCAGGGTGCTGAACTTCTCTGAACGGATTACCAGAGACATCGAGTGCGCCACCAGCCTTTGCTTTGATAATGTGCGGACGAGTGCCAAATTCCACCATCTGAGCATAGAAGGCAGTTCGGTTGCCCGCCTTTACGCTGGCCGTGATCTCGCCCTTCTTCGCTTTTGTCGTGATACGCACGCTCTTCGCGAGCGCACCGCTTTTGCGCGGGACTCGCTCTCTTACCTCTTCACGCATCACTGCGGCGCCAGCACGAATCGCCGCACGCATAATATTCTTCTCCATCTTTACTGGCAGAGTCTTGAGCAAATCATCTAGCTCACGACCGCCAGAGATAGTCGTATCAGTTGTGCTCACGATGAATACCTCGCCACAGTAAATTCTAGCCACTCGCGCCGGCCGATCTCTGCCGGCGTGCTGCTGATCTGGTAGATTCGGTCGTTCTCATCATGCACGATCACGCGCATATCTGAGGTGATGTCGTTGCGGTAGCGGATGCGGATACGTGCGGGGCTGTTGGACAGACGAAGGCCGTTCTGCACGCTCTCGGTGTTTCCTGGCAAATCATCCTTCTTGTTGGCAGGGATGCGCAGCGGGAGAAGATCTTCCCATCCGCTATCCTGCGGACCGTAGACAGGATCCACAACGACAGCAGGCCGCTGGATGGTGATTCGCCTATCGAGCGCGCCGCCCCTCATTCGTACACCATGTAAGGCTGCAAGAGCCACTTAAAGAATTCTTCAGGGATTGACGTAACGCTCACGCCAGCTGACATTGTTTCGCGGTTCTCGTACATCGTGCCAATTACTAGCAGCATCCACTGAATGATTGGCTGTGGCACTTGGCCTTCAGGGTATCCAGCCACGTAGCGAACGACGATAGCCTCATCGCTAGGCTGAACAGAAGGAGCCGAGAAGCCGTAAGGCAGCGCAATGCGCGCAGGTTCTGAACGGCTGCGAACAGCGTAATCTTCAAGGTATTGCTCCTCGCCCGAGCTGTCGATATACGAAAGCGACTCTACCGAAACGAAAGGTGGCTTGCGCAAAACGATGTTCGTCCAGTTGCAGAATGCGGACTCTCGGACACGTTGCTTGATCGTGCGGTTAAGCTTTCCCTCTGCCATTTCACGCGCTGCGACGATAAGGCCGGAGATATACGAGTCTTCGTCGTCGTAGACCACCCGCAGGTGTTGCTTGGCCTGCTCCAAGGTAATAGGCTCTGCTGCCTCAACGGCTTGTGCTGCCATCAACTTCATGGCAGGCTGTGACGGTACGAGTTTAGTAGCGTTAATCATCAGTTCTCAACCTGTTTGAACCAGATCGTCTTGTCGAATTGCTGATTGTCTTCAGTATCAATCCGGAACGTGCAGAATGGTTGCGAAGTACCTGCAAATGGAACTTTCAACTTCACAGGCAACAATCCATTCAGGTCACCCTGCGGCTCGCCTTGCTCCATTACCGTAACACCTTCCGTAACCAGCTCAAATGAAGCCGCTGTCGTGTTGGAGTCCTGGAGCCATTGGCGCACATCTGCGACATAATACAACTCGTCGTCAGGGTCAGTGTCAATCGTCCACCTATCTGGATTCGCTGGATCTTTATATGGTAGCCGATTAATCACTCAAACCTCACTATTCTGTTTCCTCCCTCAAATCTTACCATGCGCTTGCTGCCTTCAAAAGCAACTATGCGAATTGATCCCTCAAATCGCACTGTGCGCGCAAGTGGAACTAGTGAGGCATCAATATCATCTTCTTGGCCTGCTTCATTTTTAGCTGTCACAAGACCAGATGCAGGATTCGCAAAAACGCCGACGATTATGGCGTTTGATGCACCGGAGACTACTAGATCTACAGCGCTTGGCTTTGCAGCGACGCCGCTAATTACAGCAGCTCCAGTAGAGCCAGCGCTTATTGCCCCGGCTGCTGGATTAGCCGATACGCCAATAACGATAGTGCTAGCACGACCCAATGCCAACGGGATACCAATCCCAGGTACGGCGAAAACCCCTGGAATCTGCGCACTTGAAGCACCGGAAGCTACAACAGTGCCAGCTGATGGAAAGGCAGCCACCCCGATAAAGATTGCCGACGAAGCACCGGATGCAGACGCAATGCCAGCGGATGGATTAGCACGAATACCGGTCAACGCAGCCGAGCTTGCTCCAGATGCAAATATAGTACCGGCCGAAGGAGTGGAAAATGCTCCAAGAACTGAAGCGTCGCCAGGTTGTCCCGCTGCCTGTGGCGTGTCCACGCTAAAGTTATCCAGCATATAGCGCGAAGCTAAGCCATTTAACGACCTTATGCCCGGCCTGCCAACTTCTGAAATATTGCTGTCAGTAGCTGAAACTACTAAGACATCATCGACGTAAAAATTAATCGATGTGCCAATCATTTCTAATCTGAGTCGGTATGTCTGCCCATTTATTGTCGTCGCAGACAATGTTCCCAAAGTACTCGAAGAGCCATTTAGAATACGTTGTAATTGCCAACTACCTGTGCCTGCACCAGCAGAAGTAACCTGCAACCAACGCGCGCTGTATTGCGTATTAGCGCTTAGTGACGCTCTACCAGTGATGCCAAATGCAGGTCCAGCTGGCACATTGCCGAATGTAATATCAGCACTGACCGAATAGTCAGGAGAAGATGCAACTATATCCGAACGAAAATACCCAGCAGTTCCGCCTGTTGAGTTGACGGCCACCTTGTCTCCGCCAGAAGTGATTACCATCACTCCGGTAAGCCCTGGAACAGACACCCACGCGGGGTTATACGTAGACAGCGCTTCGCCTGGATTACCAGTAAAGGTATCGCTGCCGATTTGCGCCATTTACAGCTCCATCTGAACCGAAGTAGGCACTAGATTTCCTGAGTTAGCACGGAGGGCAATCGCAGCAAGGATCGCGCCAAAGTTTTCTGCCGTATCTACGATTGATTCCCCAATTTGGCGACGAGCCAATGCGGCCCTAAGACTTTGGATTTGTTTTTTGTCAATTTGGCTGACGAGCGTCTCATTTGGAACGTTTGGCAATGCATCAATTCGTGGGTCATCCGACAGAACTGATATATCGCCACCTATCGTTTCGAGAAGCATCCAAGCGCCCGGAGCGGTCGCGTCGTAGGTAGTAGCGAGGGCCTGAAATGAGACAGGGTAATCCATTACAGCAGGATCATAACTCGTCTCGTATTCATTATCGTAGCGAACTACATCGCACAAAAATTTAGGATTCATGGCAGCCTTAGATGCGGATCAGGCCAGCAGCAGCCGTAGGGGCCGGCAGCGTGACCTTGAACGTGTCGTTGGTCGAAGTTACGGTAGCGCCGAAGCTGTGAACACCAATGATCTTGTTTCCCTTGGTCTGGTTCACAATCAGCAGTCCACCAGCCGAGATAGTCGCAGTCGGCCACGAAGGATCAGCAAAGTCGAGCACTGCCGTATCCCCATCGAGCACCGCAGAATAGCCGGTTAGGGTCTGACCGCCAGTCGTATAGCCATTGCCGCCAGCGACTTCGCCAGTCCCATCGTACACGGTCGCGCTCTTATCGAAGTTTGCGCTAGGCTGAAGAAGCACGGCTTTAAATACGTCCGTCGAAGCGGCGATAGCCTGGAGCGCTTCCAGTTTGCGCGCGTTAGGGAATGCGGTAGTGATCGCCATGGCTTATTCAGCTTTCTTTGCGCGCGATTTGTTGGCTGGGGCGTCGGCCATCTTGTTTTCGGGAGCGTCGGCCATCTTCGTGTCAGCTTCGCTGGCGTCACCGACGATTTCGACAAGGCCGTTCTTTTCCAGATCGTGAGCAACAGCTTTGCTGAACTGCTCGCTTTCTTCACCGCGCTTCACTTCGACGTTGCCGTGATAGAAGGTCGATCTTGCTTTGACTTTGACGTTCATTTCATTCTCCTATGTGGGGAAACTATTGCCCTTTGACTGATTTAGTGCCGCAGGGATGATGCGTAAATTGTACTCGTTATGCAGTCCGCAAACTAAATCATTTACTAGAGGATAGTAGTGATCCACATGGTGCTTAATTCCTGTCTCAGCGCTAATACGCCGGCACTCTTTGTAGATTTCTCTTATCTTGTCGCGGTCTGCCCAAATGGGCATAGCCTTCATCTTCCTCGTCTGCCTTGCCCTTACATGCTCGGCGCCTCGGTCAGGATTATTCGCGCGGTATAGCTTCTTCGCTGCTCTTCTTTTTTCATTATGCTTCGCCCAGTCGCGGCGGCTGTATTCTTTCCATCTGTCAGGATCTTTCAACCTACTTAACCGGTGCAGCTCATTCAGTCTTTCTCTATTCGCTTGCGCCCAGGCTTTTGCCTCACGGTTATGTTTTTCTGGATCTTTCCTGTACCGTTCGCGCATCCTCGCTTTGTGCGTTTCCACGTTTTCCGCATGGTACTTTTTGCTGTGCGCATTTGCACAAGGCCTGCATTCTGTTCCGAGACCGTCAATCTTCGACTTGTTCTTATTGAACATCGTCAAAGGAAATTCCTCTTTACACTTTGCGCATTTCTTCAATGCGCTATAATCCACTTTAGCCATCCCTGAACTCCACTTCAGTTAAGGTTAAAGAAGCCCAAGCGATTCGTAGTCGCTTGGGCTTCTTGCTTTCTTACGCAGCGCCTGGAGTCAGGTCGCCGCGAATCAAGGATTGAGGACGATAAACGGCCAGGGCCAAACGCTCCTCTGCGAGGATGGTAACGCGATTTTCCACGAAGTCATTTTCGTTCTCGGTGGAAACAACAACGTTCGCATCTTCGCGGTCGAAGATTTGCGCAGCCTGACGGAAGTTACCGGCCAGGAAGGTATCAACGTCCATTGCCATCGAAGTGACGATACGGCGGCCCCACAAGGTTGCGCCGATCTGGCCGCGCGGGTCGCCAATGATGTAGCGGCCTTGCGTGTCCTTGGTGAGTTCGATGGCCGCCCAATCCGAAGGGTGAATAACCGCGCCATCAGCTGGGAACAGTGCCAGCTCGGCCTGCAAAAAGGCCAGACGCAACACGTCAATGCGGGTAGCGCCAGCAACTGCGATAGGCGCAGCGTATGCAGTGGCTTGCGTGTACATGCCATTCAAGTTGTTACCAGTTCCCGAACCCTTCAGCAGTTGCAGGTCTTCCACGAAGTCCAGACCGTAGCGCAGGCGCTGGTCGATCATCGATTGCAGGCCAGGCGCATCAGCCAGGATCTCGGTGGTCGCTTTGATGAAGTGCGCCAGTTTGATAACCTTCGCGTCCTGCTGGTCGAATTGCAGGTTCGATTCAGGCTTGCGGGTGCCTTCAGCCACCGGAGCAGCGTTGTTGGTGAAGACGGTCTCGCGGAAATACTGGATCAGGTTCGATGCAGTACGGCCTGGCGCGATCAGGTCCCGCACGGTAGGCGGACGCTGCGGCAGGGCGATGATGCCTTGCTGACGGTCTGGAGCAATCAGAGTGCCACCGCTGGAGCCGAGGCTAGTGATCGCTTTCACATCGACGCGCACGTTCTCACCGCGTTGCAGTCGGCCACCGCTTTCGTTCACGCGCTTGAAGGCTTCAGAAGCGATGAACTTTTCGCCAGCGGTACGAGGCTGATTTTCGTCAGAGCCGCCGCGACGAGCGGCCTTTTGCAGCAGTTCCTGAACTTGTGCGTTCAGTTCGCCCTGCTTCACCAGCAGTTCATCGACACGCTCTTTCTGACCTTCGGCCATTGCGATGCCTTTCTTGGCTTCGGCGATGGCTTTCTCAGCGTGCTCTTTGACCTGATCGGAGATTTTCGACAGTTCCTGCTTGATTTCGATTTCGGTGCTCATGGATTTTCCTTAGATAGTGAAGCCGCGAAGTGCGGACAAAAGATCGGACTCGCCCTTTTTGCCCTCGGCCTCACACCGAGCAAGCAGTTTCGACAGGCCACTACCGGCGATAGCGCGGGCCTGAGTGTTTGAGAACCCTGCCTCACACAGGAAATCCTCGAATTCTTTAAGGGACGGCAGTTTGCCGACTTCCAGCATGCTTTTTACGCTAGCAATACGCGCATCATCGTGCATTGGATTGGTCACAACGCTGATTTCCACAAGATCCAGCTCGATCAAACGATTTGCGCCGGTCTTCTTATCGTATTCCTCGCGCTTAATGCGATAGCCGATAGACAGGCCGGTAATCGTCTTGGTCTTCATGCCCTTGTGTGCAATTCGCGCATATGGCGCGTCATCAGTCCACAATTTAGCATCGCCAATCAAGCCATGATCGTCTTCGCTCAAATCTGCCCAACTGCCGATAGGCTCATCGGTCTTATGCTGCCAGAGAACCGGAACTTGACGCCCATTATCAGCCCATTTCTTCAGGCTTTTGGAGAAGGCGCCAGGGATAACAATGTCGCCGCCTTGATCTTTGGTATTGAATACTGATCCATAGCCGGTGAAACTACCGTCATCCTTCAGGCTTTTCAGGTCAAGTTCGACCGACTTAGTTAGCAGATTCATCGTTTTCCTCTTCTACTGCGTCGTTTTCTTGTGGAATTGTATCAGTTTGCGTGCCGGGTGTAACCTGTCCCAACTTATCGAGCGGAAGCATAGCGCTCTGCATAAATAACTGGTCGCCACCTGGCAGCGGCTCAAGATTTTCAAGAGCGCGGCAGAAATTCGGGGTATAAACACCGGCCTTAATCATTTTGTCGTAGTAATTGGCTCGGCTACTGCTATCCATGCGCAAACGGCTTTCGCGGCCAAACTCCGCGAAGTAAGTAAGGCGCTCGACTGGACTCATAAGCCATTTAGCGACGCTCTGCTCGATCATCATCAAGTCAGGGTCCAAAACCTCTTGCAAGAAGCCGAGATTCTGTTGCTCACGTCCAGTACCCCAATTGGAAACAGCAGTGCCGTGGCCAATCTTTGACGGGGGCATACCAAACCAGCGACAGATATCCTCGACACTGGCGTTCATCTGCTCCATCATCTGCGCGTCAACAGGGTTGATGGTCAACTGCTGATATTTCGCGCCGCCTTCAAGAAGATGAAGTTTGCCGATTGATGGATCGCCAAATACACCATCAATCAACTTCTCCTTCATCTGATCGCGCTGCGGTTTATCCAAGATCGCATCGATGGATACGACGCCAGAAGGCCGCATAGCTCCACCAAACAGTCGCAGAGACGCATCATTGACGTTACGAGCACGCGCAAGAGAGCGCCAGCCTACACCAATAGGAGAAAGGCCGGTTAATCCGTCTTCACTTGGCCCCATAAGATGCCAAACTTCGTCCTCGCCATAGACTTTTTGGCCCGTTGGATCGGCATAAACGTATTCGCGCTCACCGTATTGATTGCGGCGAACCGTCATAAGCCACGGGTCCAACGGGTCTAGAGTCTTGATTACGCCTCGACTTATGCCCTTCAGAGCGTAGAAATTCCCCCATAACGACAGCCGCCAGGAGACTAAACGCCGGAATTCAAAGGCGGTTTGGTCAGCATTTGGGGAATCGTGAAGCAGGGCATACAGGGGATGTTCTCGGGCGATCCTACGTGTCTCTCTGCCGCCTGTCTCCGTGCGCTCGTAGACGAACAGAGGCATGGCAGCAATAGAATTGGAGATAAGACGGACGCAAGCCCATACAGTAGAGAGCTGTAACGCTCGATCTACCTTCGGCGAGCAGTCAGTATCGGGATAATCTCCGTGTGTGATGTCTCGGTTGCCTGGATCGCGGTCCAGTTCGCGGAATGAGAGTGCGGCTCGGATCGAACCATAGATAGCCTTCAGCGAAAACCCGCTGGCTTTGTTTTTTGCCATTACGCTTCCGCCAAATAGTCGGCCCATGTTCGTTTTTTCTTTTCCGTTTCCTGAGGCATCACCCCAACCGCCATCGCCAAGGCAACCATGCCGTCAATGCGGCCGCGTGCTGTCTTTTTGTCGAACTTGCGCGCACCGCTGTCACCAATGACCTTTGCGTTATGGCTGCACCAGTTCAAGACTGGATGCTTACCATGTTTTAGCTGAGCATTGAGCAATTTTACTTCTAAATCACGCAATGCTGGCGTCATACTAGCAGTTCCTTGCCCAAACTCCACGAATTTCTCTATCTCCTGCTCTAAAAAACCAGCTTCTTCAAGCCAAGGAAGAAGAAATTTCATGTTATATCTGTCAAATCCTACAGCCTGGACATCATATTTGTCGAACACTGACCGCAAATATTTAGCCACAAACTTGTATTCGATCGCCTTTCCAGGGGTAGTTTGAAGGAATCCTTGCTCCCTCCAGAGCGGATATTGAACCCGATCCTTCTCTGCTTTTGCGGTTAAACCATGCTCAGGCAGCCAGAATGTCGGGTGGACACCGCCTTTTTCATCAACTGCGACCAACGCAGTAAGGTCATTCACGCTGGATAGGTCAAGTCCCATCCAAACCTTCAAGCCAGTAGCATCGCCAGGCGTTTCGCCGTTTGCTTCCCATACCGAACGCGATACAAATGGCGAATCCGCTTCAATCCTCTGATTAAGGTAGAGGTTACGAAGCGCCGGTTCGTTGGTCGGAATATCCATGGCGTCCTGCACCAGGTCTTCCATGTCTTGCAGGGAGCGGAACACGCCTAGAGCAGGGTTTGATGCCTTCCATGCATCACGGTCATCTAATGCGCAATCCTGCGGCGCTTCGTACACGTGGCAAACAGTGCGAGGATTCGGATTGGCACGATGCGCGTCAATCATCCTAGAAAGCAAATCGTTATCGGTCGGTGCCTGCGTGCTAATGACCAGATACAGCGGATTCTTATGCGCGCCCTGAGCGGTCTTAACGACGTTGACAAACTCGTTTGTTGGCCCCTTTACCTGCCCCAATTCGTCCATGATGACGAGAATAGGACTCAGGCCGTGCTTAGTTTTCGCATCAGCAGACAGCGCTTTGTACTTTACATTACGAGCAATGCCTAGAAGCCGCTTGCCAGATGGGAAAATCTTAATCCGCTTATCCAACTCGGGATTCATCTTAATCATTAGCGTGGCAAGCTCAAAGACGATAGCCGCCTGATCCAGTGACATTGCGCCACTGACGATCTGTGAGTTCTGGATAGCTTCAGGGCCGATTAAGTGCGCGAGAAGAATACAGGCAATCAGAGCCGTCTTGCCATTCTTACGGCCAATGGAAAGAATCCCGGTGCGCGTGCCGGCATGGTTGTCATAGATCGCTAAGATCCACTCCCGCTGCCACGGCTCAAGCTTAAGCTTCTTCCCCATTAACTCGCCGTCAGGAACGATGATGTACGTTTCGATGAACGCGCATACGCGCTCGCCGCGCGTCATTAGCTTAGGAGTGGCTTGTTTCTTACGGGCGACCATTATTCGTTAAGCAGGGACGGTTCCTCGTCCTCTACGATCTCACCGCGCAGTTTGCGAGCTTGCTTCTCAAGATCAGCCGCTTTCTGCATATTGCGCGGGTCAATAGCGACTCGCCCACCAAGCTGCAAAGTACGCATGATCGCGCCCTGCATGGTCTTGTAGCGCGCGATGACCTTGATGCGCGGGTTCTCTTCCATCTTGCCGCTGTCTTTGTGGACGATAACGACATCCTCGCCTTGCAGAATCAATTCCTGGCGCTGAATATCGGACATACAGCGAGCAAGCTGCGCCGCTAGCTGTATGTCGACCTCGCGCCAATCATCACGAGAGCGTGCGTGCAGAATATCAGTGAAGAATGGAAGCTCGTAATCCTTGAGTGGGTACGATGCAGGGGGGTCATGATCCGGTAGAGCTGCGTTCTGAGCAGCCTTGATTGCCGCTTCGCCGCTGTCCGAACGCTGTCTACGAGGTTTTGCCATAGCAACTAAAGTTTCTGAGTTGTGTGTTAGCGTTGAAAGGAAGG